CCAATCAAATATTGCACTCCTGTAAGATATAACAATATTTTATTTGCTATTGAAAAAAATCTTAGTAGAAGTGGTAAAAATCTGATTTATCTTCAGAATAAAAAGGAAGAAGGTAAAATGGGTGAGTTGATTGATTATTTGGTGATGAAAGGTTGGAAGAAGGATCGTATTGTATGTATTAATGCTGATGAAAAAAATAGTGAGGATTTTACTATGCTCACAACAAAGGAATTAATCAGAGATAATGTTGATATTGTCATTTGTACTTCAGTTATTGTAGAGGGTGTTAATATCTATAATAATGATTTTAAATCGGTTCATTTTATGACAGCCGAAAGTGCTACAAATATGGAGCAAATGGTAAATCGATTGAGAAACATTTTTACGAAAAGTGTTGAGAATGACTCAATGATTTACGTTTACAAGCCATTGGATTCAGAAGATATGTCTGAAACTGACCACATCGATATTGTTAATCTTCAAGAGAACTATATTAAAAATGCCAATATTGGAAAAGAGCTTTTCAATAAGGCATATGTAACAGGTGATAGTGTAAGTTATAAATCTGCTATAAAAGTATTCAATCAACAACTATTTGGTAAAAGTAAACTTTATAGAGTTAGGGATGGAGTTTGGGAAATTGACTATTTGAGTATAGCAAATATGGCATATATTGAAGAAAAACGCTATGCCAACAAGAATTTTGAATTTATGAAGGTATTGCTTTATGAATATAATTGGCAGTTTAAAGAAGAAATGTTTGTTCTTGAGGAAATACATCCAGAGGAACAGTCAAATCTTAAGACATTGAAATCTGAAAGGAAAGAAATGCTTGTTCAAGATGTATTGAAAATCCTTGAAGAAATAAAAATCGAAGGAGAGGTTGAATGTTGTAATAAAGTAGAAGATGATGTTGTATTTAACCTTGAATCACTTCCAAGGGCTCAATATCAAGTAAAACTAAGGACAAAAATAAAATATTTATGTAACTCGTTATCTTTTGAAGATTCATGTGAACTTGTTGAAAAATGGATTAAAGAGTATAATATGAGTGACAGAATTTGGAGTAAGATTGTTAGACAAATTAATGTTCAAATAACTAAAAAAATTAATGCTTTTAGTAAGGCTGTAGACAATTCATCAGAAACTGCCAAACATCTTATAAAATTCTATAAGAAAAATCGTGAGAAAGAAAAAGCCACAGGCTCCTTTGTACTTTATACCATTTCAGATATTAACAAAATATTAAATGACATCTTTAGAAAGCTAAATATTTCTTCAGAAAGTGAACATCGAACTTTAGAAATTATCAAATCATATTTTGATGTCGAAGAAAGGCTTGAAAACGCAGGGTTGTTTTATGCTATACGAGGTATAAAAGTTGTTAATGAAGTCGCAACTTTCACTTGGAAATTTGAAGAATGGGCTAATAAAAAGTTTGAAGAAAACGCTGTTATATCAAATACAGAAATTACTAGAAAAATAAATGAATTAAGAAGTAAGCTTCCAATTCTTGGAATGTATAAACTCGAATCTAGGAATGCTATAAAATTAGTCCATGACTATTTTGATTTCCAAAGAATTGGGGTTAAAAAGATTAAGAGCGGAAATGAGTATTTGTATAAATTTGCTTCTATGTATCCTAAAGAAATTGAAGGATATGAAATCCAGCCTTTAAGAAAAATTGACATATCTAATAAGCATTATGAAGATATGACTGAAGAAGAGCTTATCCAATGTCAACTTAAAGATTCATCAGAAGATTTAAACTATTATATGAATATGACCAAAGAATTTGAACCGTTCTAAGCTATTTATATGAAATAGCATTTTTTGAAGAAGAAAGCAAAGCGGTTTAAGACTTATGTTATAGGTGATATACATGGTGCTTATTTACCTTTGGAAGACTTATTAACCAAAGGGAATGTTAATAGAAGTGATGATAAAATAATCTTCATTGGTGACTTAGCTGATGGACTACCTGATTTTGACAAATGCTTAGAACTGTTATTGTCTTTTGACAACTTTATACCCATCATAGGAAATCACGATTTTTTCCTTATAGAGTTTCTTAAATATGGAACAATAAATGAAGAATGGATTCCTTCAGGAGGAGCAAGCACTATTGAGAAATTAAATAATCCTGACATAATTTCCAATCTAAAGAGATATTTTTCAAAAGCTGACTACTATCATGTACATGATAACAAAATCTTCTTACATGGAGGATTTAACCCTAAGAGAGCTATAGATTCCCAAAGAAGAAGAAAGTTTGCTTTGAATAGAAAACTTTACTCCCTTGCAAAGACTTATCATCAACAAAAAAGAAAAATTCCTGTATCGTTTAAAGACACAGGAATAATTATCGATGAAATTTTTATCGGTCACTCTACAACAAGAAATTTTAAACCTGATTTTGTATCAAACCTTATCAATGTTGATACAGGTATAAAATGTGGTGGTAAATTGACTATGATGGATGTTAATACAAAACAATATACCCAAAGTAAAAATACTAATTATTACTATTGAAAAATTTTTTAGAATAAATTTATGCACCAAAAGTTTTTATTTTATATTTTAATATAATTCGAATAGTTCCATTACCGTTAGTGGGGTTTTCACTATTATTGGTGCTTAAAAAAATTGAACTATTTAAACCAATTCCGTTTTGAGCATTATTTGTGCCAACATTAGGTATAGAATTAAATGGTATTACACTGCTACCTTTAGATAAAAGAAAAGCCTTATTAAAATAACATCCTGCTCCATTAAATGATTGGTCATAATAAATTCTAATTGCAGATGTAGAATCAGGTATGCTATATTGAGTACTATTTCCTATAAATTCTAAAATGCCTTCAAAAATATAGTATTTATTAAGACCTGCATTAGGTAGCAATTGAATTGGACTACTTCCCATTGAAAGTATTTGGGCACTTGAAATATTTATAATTACCTCAGTCCACTCAGAAGCTTCTAAATAAGCTTTTAAATCATTTAAAGTAAATTTTTGAGCTACGTCTCCTGTCTGTGTATAAAGTTCTTCAGAACCATCTAAACTCGGTCTTAGGGGAAAATTGTTCGGTTTCATTTGTTTTTATTTATTTTTATATAAATACTTCAACATATTCAACTTTCATTAGAATAAAATAGCAAGTTCATCTGTTTGCTTAATAACTCCATCTGAAATTGAGTATCGTATTTGAAGACCTACTAATTTTTGAGATTCGCTAACATCCGTTTGAATACTTTCAATTTTCAATGAAGGTATGAATCTTGTAACATTACTGGTGATTTCGTCTCGTATAGCATTATACGTTTGATCATCCATAGGTTGAAATAAGAATTGTTCAATATTTATTCCAAAGTCTGGATTAAAAAGCCTTTGCCCTCTTTGAGTTGTTATCAAGAGGGCTAATTTACTTTTCAATTCTTCTTTATCATTTTGATTTAATCTTAAAAATTTACCAGTTAAATCTTCCTGATATGGAAAGGTTATTCCAAGATTATTTTCATTTGCCATATATAAAATATTTAAATTGATTAAGCTACTCGCCAAGAACTTCCAGAAGCAGTTTGCCAACAACTGCCTGATGGTGTTTCCCAACAATCTTTTAAGATATTGAGAATTGTTTGTGATTCAATATCGTTTTGTCTTGGAAGTAAATTTCTTACGTCTTTTCTTCTACAAGCTTGATTAACAGGACAGCTTCTAATGTTATAAAATGCCATAGTTAGTATTTTAATATAAATATCAAAGGGAGATTAAAAATCTCCCTTTTTTATTAAAAATTTTATGCCGAACATCCAAAACATTCAAAAGGTGAATTTTCAGGTTTCTTTAACGTGTCTTCATTTTCAGTTTTAACGTCAATTGCCAATTGTTTTCTTGACATTGTGATTGCATCTGTTCTAAGATAATATTGCCCAGTTTTCAATCCGAGCCTCCATCCATGAAAATGTGAAGAAGTTAGTTTGCCTACAGTTGGATTCTTCATAAAGATGTTCAAACTTTGAGATTGATCGATAAAAGGCGCACGTTCTGCAGACATATTTATAAGTTCCTTTTGAGAAATTTCATAAACAGTCTTATACTTTTCTCTGATTTCTTGAGGAATCACATTTATATCCTGGATAGAACCATCATTTTTTATAATTTCTGTTTTGATGTATTCATTCCAAAGACTTAATTCTTCCAAATCTTGTATCAAATATTTGTTAATAACGATATGCTCTCCACCAATAACTTTTCTGATATACATGTTACTGAAAAATGGCTCAATTGCTTCAGTGCTGCCAATAATTGATGCACTTGATGCTGTTGGCATAGTTGAAGTTAAAGTTGAATTCATGACACCGTATTTTACGATATCTTCTTTCAAAGAATCCCAATCCCAAAGACCAGATAATTCTGTTACATTCCACATGTCATATTGTAAAATTCCTTTAGAAAATGGTGAATCTTTGAAGAACTTATAAGTTTCATCTTTTTCTTTTGCTAAATCACATGAAGATTTCAATGAAGCATAATAAATTGTTTCAAATATATCTTTATTCAATTTTTTAGCTTCTTCAGAAGTAAATGGAAATCCCATCAATGCAAAAGTATCTGCAAGACCTTGAACACCTATTGCTAAAGCTCTTTGTTCAGTTGCACCCTTTCTAGCTTCTTCAGTTGAAAAATCGTTTACATCAATTAAAACGTTTAAAGATTTTACAACTTCATATGCAGCATCATATAATCCTTTGAAATCGTAAACTTTATTATTGACAAATTTCTGTAATACTAATGAAGAAAGAACGCATTGTGCTGTAGTTTCAGCATCGCTATATAAGTTAATCTCTGCGCATAAATTTGAAGATTTGATAGTACCAATATTCTGCTGATTACTTTTATGATTAACATGGTCTTTGTATGTCATATAAGGCACACCTGTCTCAATCTGAGCCTCAAGAATTTTCTTCCAAAGACTTTGAGCTTTAATTTTATTACCGATACCCAATGAAACAGCTTTATTATACTCTACTTCATACTCTTCACCATAGACTTCCCAAAGAGGTTTTATTCCATTCTTAAGAAGATCATTTGGGCAGAACAAATACCAATCTCCATCAGATTCCACAGCTCTCATAAAATTGTCAGGAATCCAAAGTGCAGCAAACATATCTCTTGCTCTAAGTTCATCAGCCCCTTCTTTTCTTATTTCAATAAGGTCTGCTACATCTTTATGCCAAGGTTCTAAATAAACTGCTGCAGCACCTGGTCTTTTACCTTTTTGATTCCAAAATCTTAAGGATTCATTAACAACTTTCATATACTTCAAAAGACCACCTGCTTTTCCTCCACCTTTACCAACATAAGATTCTTTACTTCTTATATTATGTAATGCAAGACCTATTCCTTCAGCTCTTGAAGAAGATATAGAAATATTCGCAAGAGTTTTTAACAAATCTGGTGTATTATCTCCTTTGTTCATCGTCAAATTGCAAGAAATCATGCTTTGATCATTTGTCCCAGCATTAATCGAGATTGGGGTTGCAGGGGAAATTTTATGTGTTGAAACTAACTCGTAATATTTAAGTGCATCTTCAATTGTTTCTGTAACAGTCAAAGCAACTCTCATGTACATATGTTGTGGTCTTTCGACAATTTCATCTCTTTCCTTAAGAAGGTAAATTTCTTTCAAACGAGAGCATGCAAAATAGTCAAACATATAATCACGACTATAATCAATAGCTTTTTGTATAACTTCAAAATTTTCCTTTACTTTGTTATATAAGGTTTCATTAACAATTCCATTGTTTTTTAACCTCTTTATAAGCTTAAAATAATTTTCTTCAGTTTCCTTATGAAGTCTTGATATAAAGATGTTTGCAGCCAATTTTGAATAGTCTGGATGCTTATGTGACAAAGAATCTGAAGTAATAGCAATTAAATCATCAATTTGATTTGTACTGATACCATCTCCAATTCCTTGAGTAACCTTAATAAATAATTCATCAGGATTTACTTTCAATTCTTCAGATTGTTTTTTTATCCTTGTCAATATTTTAGATGGATTAAACTCCATTGTACTTCCGTTCCTTTTAACGATTTCCATTTTGTTCATAAATTTCTTTGGTTTATTTGTTATTAAAATTCTTCATCAAATGAGATTGAGCCTGATAAATCTGCTTTTTTGTATTCAGTAGGTCTTCCTTCAAAAAAGTTTTGTTTGGCTTTCATTGCAATCTGCATCATGAAGTCAAATGGTTGTCTTACATTGAAAACAGGTTTACATCTAAATTGAATCAAGAGTTGATCTGTTACAAATTGGATATATTGTGTCATAAGGTTTTGATTCATCCCTATGAGTGAAACTGGAAGTGCATCAGTTATAAATTCTTTTTCAATTTCATACGCTGAAAGAATGATTTCTTTTATTCTTTCTTCTGAAACTTTATATTCTACATGGTTATTGTAAAGATGAATTGCAAAATCGGTGTGTAACGCTTCATCTTTGCTGATATATGAATTCGCTTGGCAAAGTCCTGGCATAAGACCTCTTGATTTTAACCAAAAGATTGAGCAGAATGAACCAGAGAAAAATATACCTTCAACTGCAGCAAATGCAATCAATCTTTCAGCAAAAGAATCTGAATCAATCCATTTGAGTGCCCATTCAGCTTTCTTTTTTACAATAGGTAATTTTTCGATTGCTTTAAAACATTCATCTCTTTCATCGATATCTTTTACATATGTATCAATTAACAATGAGTACATCAAATTATGAATATTTTCCATTGCTATTTGAAATCCATAAAAGAAACTTGCTTCTGGATATTGAACTTCATTTATAAAGTTGTGTGCAATATTGTGATTTACTATACCATCACTTGCAGCAAAGAATGATATTACATTTTTGACAAAAAACTTCTCATTGTCATTCAGTTTTTCCCAATCATCAAGGTCTTTTGACAAATCTACAGATTCAGCAATCCAAAAAGCAGCTTGTGCTGTTTTATAAAAATCCCATATGTCAGGATGTTTTATTGGATAAATTACATAACGATCTTTGTTCTCGATTAAAATTTTCTCTTTCATGTTTTTGATTTTGTTTAAATAAATAGAAGCTCAATCTGAATAGTAAATTAAAAAATTTTTTAAAAAAATTAATACTCATCAGTAGCCCCAACTAAAATATCGTTCACTACTTTATCTGTGAGAAATTCCTCTTTCTCCATTTCAATAATTAAATTTGAATTATCAAAGATGCAATCCTGATATATGATACCAGATCTTCCGAAACGACTTTTCAGAATAGAAAATGTTGCTTTACACATTGATTGTTGTTCCAATGTTCTTGCAAGAGAAGCAACAAAGTGAGCAACTTTATATTTTCCAAAATCACCGCCCATTTGCTCACCTGTAACTAATTTTGCATTCAAAGAAGCTTTGGTTCCTTGGGTGAAACACCAACATGCAAAATTAAGCTGGTCTTTTCCACATAACTTCTCAAGGTCTCTTGCAATTTCAGATTGACCTTCCCATACAGAACTGTAATTCTTTTTAGGTTTTATACAATCCAAATAGTCAATAATTACTAAGTCAAATTTAATTTTTCTGTATTCACCTGTATCTGGAAAATATACACCTTGTTCTTGTGCTCTGATATAAAGATTTTTTATATCTTCAACAGTAGTTTCAGTAGAATCCATTGAATGTAATACCAGACTTCCACCTTTTTCACTTATTTTTCTGAGCTTATCATCGGTTTCTTTAATTACAACTTTACGATTCTTTTTATTTGAAGAAAAATTAATGGGTTTACCAATAAGCTTTGCAACGTGCTTCATTTTGATTTGTTCTTCAGTATCTTCAAAAAATATCTGAAGAACATTATAACCATCTTTTGCAGCATTGTTACTTACATATGTAGAAAATGTGGTCTTTCCTGCTCCGCTTGGCGCAATAAACAACGCAAATTCCCCATAAGCTAATCCACCATTCATATCTGAATCCAAAGCAGATATCTTTGTAGGAATAGGATGTCTTTCTCCTTCTTCCAAATGTCGATAATCCCCAGGAACAAATGCTTCCAAAGGATTTTCATCAACAGCTGAAATTATATTTCTCTGAAGAAGTGTTGGTAGTTCATCAAATTTTTCATATTTCCCTTGAATAACCAATGCTTTGATTTCATCCAAACAAGAAAATACGTTCTTAGAATTTATAAAGTTTACAACATTATCTTTAACCCATTTAGGTTCTTCGACATGAGCTTTTTGAATATCTTTCAAATACTCTATAAAAAGCTCTCTGTCATATTCGTTTTGAGCGTTAGCTAAAATCCTTTCTTTAATTGTATCGTAGAAAGGAATCTTGTTGTTTACTTTATAATGATTTTTCATTGATACAACAAGTCTTTGTGCCAATGTATTTGTAAAATGCTCCGAAGAAAGTTTATTTATTATCTTGCGACCAAATGAATCATCCCTTACAACACCATTTCCCTTAACTTCTTTAGAACCTATAATTAAGTTCAAAACTTTTAATTCATATTCTTCACCAAAAAAACCTAATCCTATATTTTTATCTTCAAAATGTTTCATAGTTTTACCTGTATTAAGATAAATAGATAATGGTTTAACATTTTAAGACAGAAAAACGTTCAAAAAAAAACCCCTTCTTTTTAGAAGGGGACAAATATTTTTAAATCATTATCGATTCTTCGATTATCTCTTTTTCTGAACTGTTGACAGTGTAATTATTATTTTTACTTCTTTGGTATAAAAACCTATTTTCGTATGAATCCATATTTATATATTCTTTAATTAAAGTTCGGATTCCTTTGAAGTATATATTTTCAACCTTAATGAGTTCAGATTCGACTTTTCTGATATCTTTCTCGATTGAAGCTGTTTTGATGTTATCCCCCATCTTTTCAACCTCTTGATGAGCATTTCTCATAACCTGGAGCTTCAATCTTAAATTCATAGCTCTTTCAGAAAATGATGAGAACTCAGAAATATCATGGTATTCAATAGAACTTCTCATGTCTTCATTAGGAGAATTAAAACTAGTATTGAAATCTTTCCAAATAACTCCGATTGGTGGTACAAAGGTGGTTCCGTTGTAAGAAAAGTCATCTGCACTTATTGAATACCTAAAAATTTCTCTTTCGTAGTAATTACTCTGAAGCGTTTTTTCAAGACTTTTGAGTATATCTAATTCTTCTTTTGTAATCTTTCCGTATTGAGCTTTTTCTCTAAGTACATCGATTTTGTTATTCAGATCCTTCAAATCGTTAAACATCCCATTATCTCTTCTTACTAGAGAACGTCTGTCAATAATTACGAATGTGTACTTATTATTTTTTTGTTTGAACCAATTGTCAACATTTTGTCTATAACCAACCAATTCTTGTGTCGCACTATTTTCAGTCTTAATAGTTTTATTGGCATCAGATATCGACATCATATCTCCAAGTAACAATGTTCTTTCAGACTTATTAAGGTTGTAAAGATACTGTTCAGTACCATTTCTTAAAATTAGTCTAAAAATTTCTGAAATAGCTTCTCCCAATTCTATAGCTTCCCATGAATTTTCAAAAGTATTAGTGTAATTAACATGATTCATTACAGAATCATCTCCCTTCAAATGGATTTTTTTGTCTAATAATTTTGATAAATTGAATTCCTCTGGAAATGGAGCATCAAAATCTCTTTCCGATGAAGTTACTATTTCATCATTGTAAAGTAATCTAAATGTGAACCTGTTAGGTTTCCTTGTGTAGTCACGCATTTTTAAAAGTTTTTTTAAAGGGTTTAAAGAAATAATTAATTGATTTATATTTATCGACTATAGCATCGTGTATTCCAGTTTTTTTCATTTTTGAAATCATTTCAGCTGCATCTTTAGCTTCAATTTTTTCATCAGAAAAATAATTTAAGTTCTTTAGATTTAATATACATTCATCTGTAATAAACTCAAGATTTGACAAGTCAACAATTCTTTTATTTATTTCAAGAATATTATTTCCTTGTACTCCATCTGTAATACCATTTAAAATATTTTGGTATGAATTATACATCGATTGATATTTTAAACCTTTTTGTTTCAAATCTTCCTTTAATAAAGAAAATTTTTCTTTGTCATTGGAGATAACATCAGCATTTTTAACAAAGTTCAAACAAATATGTTTAATTTCTTCTAAATTTAAAACTTTTTCTTTTAAAACTGGAAATAAATTGAATAATGTTGTTTCTTTTATACCCTTTACATTTTTTATTTCATCAGATTCATCGCCACAAATTGTTTTAATCGTGGCAATATTCTCATAAGGAAACCCATAAAACTTTTTGAAATTTTTGTGATCTATTATTAGATGAACTCTATCTTTATCTTTTTCATATCTTTCAACCTCCCTGGTCTTATTTTTGAATTTTTTATTCAGATAATAAACATCTACATCTTTTGAAATTAATTGAAGCAAATCAAAATCTCCAGTGACAATTGTTATTTTTTCATTTGAAGATTTATTTCTTACATAATAAGCAATAACATCATCAGCTTCTACAACTTTATCTTCATAAACTAAGCAGAAATGTTTCAGATAGGATTTCAACTCTTCCTTTTGAGATTTATATTTCTGATTCTTCTCAGTTTCCTCTGCATTCAATTTTCTTTCTTCTCGCTTAAGTTTATATGCAGAATAGATATTTCTTCTTAAGGAGCCACTTTTTTCTCCATCGAAGACTATTTTAAGATGAGAGTACCGATCTGAATCAACAATAGATCTTAATTTTGATAAAAAAAGTAAAACTCCGTTGATATTCTTTTCATATTCTTTTGTATTGCTTGTAGCTTCAAAAGAATTTTTGAACAAGGAGTTTCCATCTACTAATAAAGTTTTCATTTTTCAAATTGTTTCACGTGGAACATTAAAAATTATCTTCACACCATATAGGGGTTTTTTCACCTACATATGCACCAGATACATTATAGCTAAAGTATTCTAATGCATCTTCTTCAGACATATCTTTCATTAGAATTTCAATACATTTTGTTACGGAATAGATAATTCTTAACGAATTTTCATCGATACCTATAATGGCATCATTAAACCCATCTGCAATCAATAATTCTTCTTCAGAATAACGTTCTAAAATTTCTTCAAGCATAATAAATAATTTAAATTGGTTATAAAATATTGTTCCACGTGGAACAATTTATTTCTTCTTTCTAATGGTATAATCAATCAATCCTTTTTCAATCTCAAATCTTCTATTGGAGGAAATAGATCTTAAGCCTTCAAAAAGCCTATTCAAATCTTCATATAACTCATTGAAAAGATAATATAATTGAAAGAATGGTCTGACCTCATCCATACCCCTTATGTTTGTAGTATGAATGGTGGAAGATTTAGAAGAATTTTTATAATACTCTCTATCGGTATCATATAATTTTCTGTCAGCTACAGCTTGTGAGTTTTCTAAAAGTGTTTTAGATATAGATTTTGCCATTCCTATTGTAAACATATATGATGCAATATTTGACATATCTGCAGAAATAAAATCTAAATCAATATCTGAACCATGAAGCTTACTTTTTTTGAATTCAGCTCCAGATTCATAAATTTTTATTAAGGCTTCTAAAGCATTATTTCTGAAATCTCCATCTTCTAAGCTAACGCCTTTTAAAATTTTTTTATTTAATGTATGTAAATCCATAATTTTTAAATATAAAAAAGGTTCTCACTTTATAAAAAAATGAGAACCTGAGTTAATTATAGGGTTAGTTAAAAGGGTAATTCTTCTTCATTGAATTTTGTTGGGGCACTAACTTCATTAGAAGCAAATTCTTCTTCAGAAGGAATATTGCCACTTCTTTTAAAGTAAGGGGTAAACAATTCAGTTTTTTCGTTTTTCATGTATTCTACTGAATAGCCTTTTTCATCAAAAAGTTCAACCATACTCTTTTGAATTCTTGGAATAATAACGCTATTCACTTTATTCACAAAGAAATCAATAATATCTCCATTGAAGCTTTTCTTGATAGCAAACTGAAGTGCATCATGATATTCTTGAGCATCAGGTTCAGTGCAGATATGTTTGTGGGTTTCACCTTTCTTGCCCTTTTCACCTTCTTTCAGTTTTTCATACTGATAGTAAAGAGGCTTAACTTTCTTACGATAGTATCCATCTCTGAATTCATTCATAAGTACAGCGTTGATGATTTGTTTCCCATCTCTAAGCTTTGGCTCTTTGAAATCTTTCTGTGCATCCATTTCAATTTCAAATTTCAATTGAATAGGATTTTTGAAATCTTCAATTCTAAGCATAGAATCTAACCAACCTCTTGTTGCTGTAGAAAAGCTACTGTTGACACGATAAATTTCTTTATTTTTGAAATCTACCAAATCAAAGTAAACCTTTTCAGTTTTTTGCTTGTCTGAAATAACATCCAGTTTTTGAGACATGTTGAAAATGACTCCATCAATCATATTTGAAGTGGGAGTTTCCGCAGGATATGATGCGTAAATCACTTTATCCCCACCTTCAGATTGAAGTTTCATGTTTCTTTCATATTGTCTGATATAGTAAGAAGAATCTTTATCTGTCGGATTCAATTGACATTTCTCAACATGTTTGCGATACTTTGCCATAAGCTTTGAATGTTCCGCTTCAGCCTTTTTAAACTCTTCTTCAGAATCAAACATTTCTTCCTTTGGGGAATTCATGATGAAACTTCTTTCAATTTTAAAAACGTTTTCACCATCTTTTGTGAAAACTTGAAGATTGTAATTCGTAAAACCTTTGAAAGGTGATTCGATTTTTTTGCTACTTCCTGTAGCGTTTTGATTACCGATTGCCATAAGTTGTAAAATTTTAAGTTGTTAAAAATAAATGTAAGTTGTAAGTATAACTGCATCAAAATGCAAATAGTTCAATTTTTAGAAAGTTTTTTTAATATCCGTTGGGTTAAATGTACTTTCAATGTCTTCTTGAGTTAAAGTGTATTCTTCAGGTTCTTCATCTTCTGTATCATCAACCATATTACCTTTTGGTTTGAAATAATCTTTTTCACCTACTTCCCAGTAATCTGATAATTTTTGATTATAAGGATATGAAGACATAGATCTCAACATTAATTGTTCATTTGGAGTAGGATTTCTTTTTGAAAATTGTTTATTCATGTTAGATTCAAGTTCAGAAATCTTATCCATCAATTCACTGTTAACTTGTGTAAGTTTCTCAATGTATTGATTAAGCTGGCTTCCAATATTGTCAATCTTTTCTTCAACATCTTCAACAGAATTTTCTGTTCCCTCAACTTTATTTACAATGTCTGTAACATCTACCTCTACTTCATCTTCAGAAGGTGTTTCTGAAGCCATAGGTTCAGTTGGTGCTGCCTCTGGAGTAGTAGTAGCGACTTCAGGTGCTGCAGGTGCTGCAGGTGGAGCTGTAGCGTCAGTTGGTGCTGCAGGTGCTCCTTCAGCTGGAGGTGTTTCACCACCAACACCTGCCATAATTTGCTCTAACTCCTGATCCATTGCTTCATCGCCTTCAGCTGGCGCATCCTGTTCGCTCAATACATCGTCTTCATCTAAAGAATAATAGCTTTCAGGGCTAATAGCCTCTGTTATCTGTATTAGTCTTCTACTGATTTTGTCAATATCTAATTTTTTCATATTAAAAGTTGTCTTCCATCTTCAAGAACAAGTTTCTTCTCAACATGTTCTACGATTTCGCCTGATTTAGATGTTTTTTTAACTGTTTTTACAGTTTCTTTTTTTGTTTCTTCCACACTTTCTTCACCTAAAAAGGCATCAAGTGCTTCATTCTTTTTATCATTAATCATAGTAAATTATATTTTGCTTTGAAGATCGCTACAATATTATCTGAAGCCGTATCTTGATTATATCTGTAGTTTGTTTTAGGATACAAACAAAGTCCGTTTGTAAATACTCTTCCAACAGGTGTTCCGCATGCCATAGTTTTAGGGTTTTAATTTTATGTGTTTTATTATAAATATCATTAACTATAAAAAACATAATAAAAATTTATTTTCCACGCCAAATTTGTTTTCGGCTGTTTCATCCAACATTAAAATATTATTAGGAATAAGTTTAAATATATCATAACCTACACTACTACTTAATTCTAAAGATATAGAGACAATACTTTCGAGATTCTTAATATAGATTATACTGTTTGTCAAAAGTATTTTGTCGGAATGGCTGAAATTCAGTGCTGGTGCAGGATTCAGCAATAAATCAATGTAAGTGAACTGATATTTTTTTATTATGCTGTCCAAACATATAGATTTAAACCTCAAAAGATCACTTTCCATTTTCATTTTATCGTCTTGGCTATCCATAGTCCAATAAATATTATCGGAAATCTTCCAATCTCTTAATGACATATCTGGATAAAGTTCTTTTGCAGCTTTCCATCCAACAATAATAGTTGGAACACCTTCTTCCACAAAAGAAACATTATTCAAATAATCTGGAACGTATAAAGAATTCGTTAGAATATTACCAATTTTCATTAGAAGTTTACATCTTTAACCACCTTATTAACATCATCAACACCTGTAAAGTTCCCTAACCTATTAAATTCGTTATTTACTGTGTCTACACCACTTCTTACTTCATTAATTAAATCATTAGTAGTATTTACAGCATCTCGTATATCACCAAGTAATTCTCGTACTTTTAAAAACCCATTTTTAAAATTATAAAAAGCTACAGCTCTAAATGCTTCTGGAGCTTCCACTGAAAGATTAGATGTCAAATTAAAAAAATGTCCGTTATAGTAAATCCCAACATGATTGATTGGTGTAAATGGTAATTTTTTATTTATCAAAATTCTATTTCTAACATCACTCCACTTTTCTTTATAACCCTTTTCAGAAAAAACCATTTTATTCATTGGGGTAGAATCAAAAAAACCAAAATCATTTTCAGTTTCATTTAAATTAACCTTACCATCCCTCTTTAAAAGTTTATTAAGATGAAGTATTTTTATAGGTGAAATTGCTTCAGAAACCATATCATCAATTGATTTAAATACATATGGATTTCCAGGGAAATATCCAAATAATATTGAACCACTTTTAACCTCTTTTGAAAGCAAAGCATTATCAAATGAATTTTGAACTCCTAATGAGAATACTTCTTTATTTACATATCTCATACTAACATCATTTATATTTGAAAATAAGCTCCAAGCCGAATTTATTTCTTCTGGTAACGTGATTCCAAGTTCAGCCAAAACAGTTAAAACCCATTTATAACTTTGAAATGGACTTACTCCTAATAATTGAGGTTTATTAGGATCTAAAATTTTAGCAATTTTTTGATTAAATTCTCGTACTTTAATATCTCCGTAAATAAATGGTTTCATATATTAATAATTTTGTATATTTCCATAAATTGCTGCTTGGAAGTGCATATAATCATTATTTCTATATCTTCCTTGATTATACCAGCCCCATTTTTCCATTATATCTAAAAAAGGTCTATAAACAGGTAATCCAAATAATGCATCTTTTTTACTCCATTTAGCAGCATTTAAAAATTGCCCAGCTCCTAAATCTATAGCTGCCCCATATGCATGTAATGATGGTAAACTTCCACCTCGCATTCTTCTATAATTAAATGTACCAGCTGTTAAATTTATACCTAAACTTTCAATATTATCGAAACCATAAAAATCTAAAACTTCTTTCATAGCATAAACAAAAGAATCACCGACTTCTTTATGAAAATAACCTTTAGTGATCAAACCACTAAATGAACCATTATTTGAAACAGTTCTTAATCCAAATGGTAATGTATAAGCTCTTATATTTTTTGAATAAAATTCGGCTCTTCCTGGTGTATTAACATCATCATCTGCAGGCAAAGTATTAAAATCAATATACCCATATGCAGCATCAAGATCTGCTTTAGCAGTAAGAGGTCTTGCAACCCTTGATTTACCAACAATATATGGTTTTGTATTTAACCCTTTTAAATATTTATCCAATGTACCAAGCTTATCGTTAGGAACTGTTTGTTTAATTAACATTATTTGTGCAGAAGGAGAATTTGATTGCTTTGCTTTATTAATTAATGAAGTGTACTCTGCACTTGATATTTGAATTTTTGAAGCAATTGTTGACGTAGCCCATAAACCTGATCTATCTAAAGAATTAACGTTTTCAATTAGATTCAAAGGTTTTATTTCATTTGCAGAAAATCCAGAAATATTTATAAGAGACCCTGTAAATTCTGGAGTTGTTACAGATGTAGCAGTTCCAATATCTTCACCTAATTTATAAGATTTTACATTAGGAGATGAGCCTGAATTATCAGGTGCAATTTCTGCTTCGGAGTAATTAGCAGCTAATGACCTAAATACAGGTTTACGTCTTTCTTTTTCATTAAATAATGAATCTGACAAAGGAATTTGTATATACGCTGTAACAGTTTTTAAAACTGGATGTACAAATCTTGGCATTCTCCATCCAGAAAATGTTGTTTCAGCATTACCAGGAGTTATAGAGTGACTTACTTTTAAAACTTGATATGCTCCATGATAAAATGGTACATTATCCAATTGAAAATAATTCAAAGGATGTAAATTTAAATTCCCAAGGCAAGTTACATCTACCTGATATTGCCTTAAAGAAAATATATTATATAAATTAGCTTTTTTATACATTGGTTTTGTACCGCCCTTTGGATCATACATTTCTATAAAAGCTTGAACATATTCCATAGAAGCTTTATGTTCCGTTTGATTCATCTTTATAGATTTAAAGATGTTTTGATTCTGATCCGCATAACCAACCCTAAAAACAACTAAATTATACTTATCTTTATCTTTAGGAATTTGATCAATATTCAAAGGAACTCTTTTTTTAAAGGGTTGAGGGATATTACCAATATCTGAACCTCTTAAATCAAATCCATCATTTGCATAAAAAGATTTTTTTCCAATGTCTAAAACTTTAGAATCTTGATGTTGAGTATAAACAAAAAAATATGCAGCACCTGAATTTACATTTTCTATAGTAGTTTGAGGCTTCCACATTTCTAATCCTTCTTTAGGAGATTTATAATTTACAAATGAAGGTAGAATTAAATTTAAAAAACCTGATTCATCACCAATAGTTTTAAGAACAATAAATAAAGATAAATCATATGAATTAGTTAAAGTTCTTAATACTTCAGGATTTGCAACTGCAATATGCCCTATAGGGTTAAATGCTGAATCAACAAAATGAAATCTATCTATTAATTTAGAACCTGGAACATTGCTCAATCCCCCAGAACAAGAGTTAAAAACTTTACCATCTTTTGTCCCACCAAGCCATTTATCATATAAGTTTTTAAAATACTTATATGCTGCCAATTTAGTATCCTTATCTGCGATATAAAACCCATTTGTTCCAGTATTACTGTCATTATTAGTTTTTATTTCATTTCTATTATTCTGAGATGCAAGTTTTTTAAAAGTTGAAATCCATTGAGTGGCATAAGAACGTTGAAATTCCTCTGGTACATCAAATATTTTTTTTCCACCTGAAAGAATACTGTTTACACTCAAAACATGTAAATCAATGGGTTCAGTAAATTCTTTTAAAAGTAAATCATAATAATATTTAAATCCTTCAAAATTTACACTATTTGAAAAATTTGCGCCAGAACTATAAAAATCTAAAAAATTTAATAACGTAGTTTCTATACTTTTGTCTTGATTTGTATAATCACTTATTAATAAGTTTGGATCAATATTATATGATCTTATAGCCCAACTTTCATAAAATTTTGCAAGTTTATCAATAAATTCCTGTGAAAAATCTGATAAATTTGGTAAATATTTTTCAGTTTGTTTGCCTAAATCACTTAATAAAATTTTTGCTTGTACTATCTGTTCTGCAGAAAGATTAATTAAATTTTTTATTACGGCATCAATTATATTATCTATGATAACATCAAATATATCTTTATTATAAGTTTTTTTAAATTTAGCTCTCCAAAATTGACCTGCAACCCATGCCAACTGTATTTTGGTAATTTTATACATACCGCCAAATTCTAATACTTTATAAAAATCTGAAATATTATCTATTGGAGTTGTTAATAAAAATAAATATGCTTTATTAAGAGGTGAAGAAAATTTATAATAATATGTATTTAAAAGGGATTTACTATTTGTATTTACAGTTGTAGCACCTACAATTGGAGGAAGTAAATCTAAACCTATTTTATTCCTTTTTATATTTATGAATTTACTATTCGGATCAATCGGTTTTGAAAAATCTACTGCAGGATTTATTTGACCATCAAAAATTGAAAAATCATTTATTTTAGATGATATAGTAAAATTAACAGGTACTTCCTGCAATAAATCATTACTTGTTTCAGATTTATAAAACTTCCTAATATTAGATTTTACCTCCTCAGTCCATATTAAATCTGTAATATCCCCCTTAATTAAATAAGTATTTCTATCAACTTGCCTATGAAGTTTTTTATATTTATTAGGAATTAATATATCTTCTAAAGGTTTTTTTAATGCCTCTATTTCATCATTTATTTCTTTGATAATTTTACGTTTCTCTTGATTTTGAATACTGCTAATTATAGTACTATCAGTTTTAAAATCAATATCTTTAGATAATGTTTCTAATACTGTACCTTTTGTATCAGTAGTACTTCCAATATAAATTGTATTATTATCAAGTATCGATGTAATATTAAAAACATCTAACTGTTCAGTCGCAAAAGTATTTATAAAATTTTCATTTGAAGTATTATTAAATAAATTTTTTAATACTTGTTCTTTTATTTGATAATATGTAAAAGATGCATCAGTTTTTGCCAAATTTTGTAAAGTATCCGAGCTAAATGCGGTATTTAAATATGCTTTGAATAGTCTTGATTTTATTTCAAATATAACTTCTAAAGGAATATCGTTACCTGAATAAGTTATATTATTTATATTTGAATAAGGTTTACTTATATCATCTAAATATAAAGGTATCCAACTATCTTCAATAGGAGTTACACTTGTACCAGAATCATTATTTACTTTATCTTTTACATTTTTCCCTTCGGAAGTCACAACTGAATTCAAACTTAACCTAACAAGTTCAATTTCTGGAAAATATGGATTATCATCTCCCACAATATCCCCAATCCATAATTCTTCTCCTGTGTTTCGATCAAAAGTTGATGGAAATGGAAAAACTCTATTCTCATAAGTAATAGGAATATCTGTAACAGCACCTCTTATTGAACTTAGTCTTTGAGATTGAATATAAGGGTCATCAGCTGCAACAGCATAATCATAAACAACTTTTAAATATGCTTCTACATTCCCAAGAATAATTTCCATTACATTAGAAATATTAAGTTTCAAATTTAATTGAGTTTCTATATCTTTATTCAATTCATCATTTACCTTTTTTTCAATTTCACTTTTCTTTTTTGATAAATCACTTTTTATTTGAGATACCTCCTTTCTGAATTTATGAAAATCGACTATATAATATTTTTTTGCGGAATTATTTGGCATGTTCAACCTACTCCTAATTGCAGAAGTTGTAGTTAAAGCATTATTATCCGAAAGACCATCTTTTTTTACTTTATCAATAATTATATTTGTAGTGCTATCATCTATCAGATATGCAATAGTAGGAACAGAAATATCAAAATCATCAATTTTATACTCATTTCCATAAGGATATTTCGATGAATTCGTTTTGATAAAATCATTATACTCATTTATATATTTTCCAAGATCTTCAACAATAATCTTTAAAGTTTCGATTTTTTCTTCAGAAATCAATCCTACATCTCTAATAAAAAGTTGGTCTGTACCGTTAGATAATTGGGGTATAGGAAGAGGTGATCCAAAAGAAGAAATTGTTGCAAGAGTCATAACTTCACCAATACTATTTGATAAAAATTCAATTCTATCAAGTAATAATGAATTTATAAATTTTAACTCCTCAAAAGTTTTACTATTTTTCTTATATTCTTCAGAAATACTTGTAAGTTTTCCTAAGCGAGTTACAAGTTCTGACATTGAAATTACATTATGTTTTTTTAAAGCCTCCTGTCCAACACTTGTATTTATAATTGTCACAACATGTTTTAATAGTATATCATTAAAAAAAGCAAAAGTGTATCCTTGAAATTCTGCAACAATTTTAAAATTACCAGTTTGACCATCTAATTCCAATGTCCATTTCATAAGATGTAAACAATAGGAAACAGCCTTTCCGTAAAACCCCTTTACAGTTAATTTAAATATAGGATAAGGTAAAGAAAAAAACGAAGAAAATGTAGAATTATTAGAAAGAATTCCATTATCATCAACAGATTCATATCCATTTAAAAGCCCTGCACCTCTCACATCTACAAATTCAATTTTTATAAGAGGATTAAATTCTTTACCATACTCAATATTTATTTTTTCAATGCCGAACCCCTCTTCTTCCTTTGGATTACTACCACCTATGTTAGTATAATCAGTTGTAAGATAATTAGAACCATTTTGTTTTTTTGATGCAATAAAACTAATTCCTTTTGTTTCAAAAATTTCATTAACAACTGAACCATCTGTATGTACAACAGATCTGGTTTTTGGTAAAGACCTGAAATCTACATAAATGAATAAATCTTCATTTCTTACATTTTCTTTATTTAACCCATTTGGATCTACAACAACTGTAAAAAAATTATCATTTGAAATTGTTTCTATATCTCCCATTTTTATATTTAATTTACCTTATAATTAATTAAATCCCAAATTTAGTATCAAATCTTACAATCTCATCTAAATAAGCTTGAATAGAGGTTTTGTATGGATACGGAATTCTTATTAATTCCCCATCAGGAATATCAAATTCATCCGTACCATATTGTGCATTTGCCATCATTATAAGCCAACCTTCACTTGGAACACCATAATATCTTTGGCTCAATACATCTAAACGATGAGTGCTTTTATTCCAAATGATACTCTTATCACTACCCTTTTTACGAATTTTAATAAAAGGCATTATTTTGGTTTCACTATTAGAAGTGAATTTTTGATATCTGTTTATACTATCCATATTTTTATTTTCTTAATAAACTTGATTCTATCCAAACTTTTCTATATGCTGTTAAATATTCTTCAGTTGTTTTCTTTTGATTTTCTTCTGTAATACTATTTGGATTGCTTACACTTGCTTGTGTATATTGAGAAATAGACTCTGCAAAATCCGTATACTTTTTTACAGATGAAGGATTTTTTGGATCAAAAGGTGGAAGTGGGTCATCAGTTTTCAATAAATTATTCAAATACGCCACATCGTCAGGATTTTTTGGATTAAATCTACTTTTATATATTTGTCCAGCTTGTTGATTCAATAAAGATTTTTCATCTTGCAAATTTTCAGACATAGTAATCTTTATATTTTTACTATCAATAGGAGCTAAATTTGTAAATTGAAATTTATTCTTTGTTTCATCTTCAACCTTTTTATTAATTTTTTCCTTTTCAGTTAAAGGCAACCCTGCAATTTTTTTATATTCTAATAATGATTCAACTTTACCAAGATTTTGAATTTGTTCAGTAGGAACAATGGCATCTGTTGAATTTTGTAATGTCAAACGGCTATCTTGTCTTATTTTTGCCAATCTCGCCTGTCTTTGAGCATCATTAAATTTGATTAATGAAGATAATTTGATACCATCGACAATTTTTGCTGCCTTAAGAGAGCCATAAGTTGCATCTTTATCTAAATTACCATCTTTATCAAATTTTTGCTCAAAAACAACACTATCAGCTCTTGCATCATAAACTTCAGTATTAGCATAAAAATTAAAAGATAATGCATTTTGAAGCCTATTTATAGGTGCAGTCAATGACATACCACCAAGTATCTTTATATTTAATGTAATATCTGCAAACATTGGCTGAACTCCTATACCTTCAGGATTTGTATCCCATTTAATAGTATCATTTGCATATTTTATACTTACAGTATCAATAATAATTTTCACATGGAAAAAATCACCAATTCTTAGGATGCAAACAGGAGGTCTACCAAATGCAAGGTTTTTAATATTATCTACACCATCCATTCCAATACTATCACCTTGTCTTGTACATTGATGTAAAAACGTAAGTCTAGAATTTAATCCTTGAGGCGTAATAGAGTGAAATGCTGGTGTAAAATATTTTATTTTCTCACTAATCGTTTGATAAGTAAAAGGCTGATTTGTTTCTAAATATTTGAAAAAATCACATTCAGTATATACTAATTTACGAAGGATTGCAGGGTCTATAGTAGGTTCAATTATATTTCCATCAAGATCTCCATTATCTTGAGTATCATCAGGAACTAATTCTTCAGAAGTTTCAAGGTCTTCTATTGTATTATCTATATCAGGGGTTACAACAGGTTCTTCTTCAGGAACTACAGTTGATCCTGTAGGATTAAATGGAGGTATTGGTGGCTCAGGTGTTGGCGGAACAACAACTTCATCCAATATCTTAACAAAAATGTCAACCCTTCTGGTTTTTTTACATTCCTCTTTATCAGATTCATCGCAATCTTTACAAAATGGAATTCCAGCTAATCCTGCCTTTTCAAGCTCTTCACTTCGCTTTTTTTTATCAACATCTTCTAAATCGCCTTGACTTTCCACTTTTATAATTATATCTTTAGTATCTTGACCAAGAGTATTAAGAAGTTTTATAACATTTTTATCAAACCATTCTTTTACATTATTTGCCCTACCTGAAGATAAAGTATTATTATCTATACCAACAGGTATTGCTCCAGAAGCATTTCCTATTATTGTAATTTCTGCTTTTTTGACACCTTTTAATAAACTTAAAAATTTAGATTTCCATTGAAAATAAAAATCATTATTTAATCCAAGATTATTTCTATCTTTATATCCTTTGGGAGGATTTACTCCATTACAAACAATTTGATAAGAAGCGAGGTTTCCATTTAAATAAGTATAATTTATATTTACAGCGGTATTTTGACCCTTTTTTTTATATTTCAAACCTGAACCACTTTCTATAATATATCCATCAGTAGAAAGAAAATCTAATCCATCTATTTTAGCCCCACCTTCATAACCATAATTTTTAGCTTGTAATAATTTTAATGACAAACTTTTATCAACAGTATAATTATCATCTTCAGAAGAATAATTATAAGTTACAGGAGCCAATGGTACAATTCTTTCTTCATTAGGAAAATAAACACTCAAAAGAAGTTTACCTAACCCTATAGTTTCATCACCTTTTCCACCTTGTTCTTCCTTACCTTTATTTTCTTCTTGTTTTTTCTTAGTTTCTTCAATTTTCTTTTTAGTTTCTTCTGATTTCTTATTATCAACTTCTTTTTTAGGTTTAACCACTACAGGAACTTTCTTAAATCTCGGAGGAGTGGGATTTTGAATCTTTTTTATCTCATCTAATTCCTTTTGAGTTAATTTAGTAAGTTCATTATATTTTTTAATAGCATCCTTTTCAACAGCCTTATCACCTTTAAAATATCGCTCCCAGTATTGTGTTTTTTCACCAGATAAGCTATGAATTATGTCTGGATGGTCTACTAATATTTTAAAGGACAAATTTCCAGTTCTTTCAGTATTTACATAAGTATATATTTTTTCTCCTCTACCAATAAATTCATGAGGATTCCAAGATGCATTGACAGTTTCATCAAAAGTTAAATCATATGGAGGAAACCACATGATACGACCTCTTGTACCTGTGAGCGGATCGCCAGGTCCTTGCTCACACTCTGGTAAATCATCCATATAGTCATTCCAAGCCAAATTCTCCAAAGAAAGCATATACCTCTTTATAAAAGTATCAGATGTAAGTTTATTGAAACTATTAGCTTCTCTTGTTGTAGGAGCATAATTAGGAATGCCATTATCATTAAGAACACTTCTTTTTTCACCGTTATCTAATCCACGATGTCTTAAAGTTCTATCAAGCCTATTATAACCTCTTTGTTTTGTCCAAACCCTGAAATATTCACCTTGTTTAATTAATGTTCCATCATCATATGTTTCATCTGCAGATGCTGTTGTAGCATCACCTCTTGAAATTATTTTTGGTTTCCCATCAACAACTTCTGTAAATTCCTTTTTACTTAAATCCAAAAATGCCTGACCAGAATTTACCAATTGCTGAGTTTTATACAGCAAAGATTTTTGTTTAAAATTATTCTTACCTTCAGGTCTTTTCACCCACCCAATTGAATATAATGATTCATCTACAAGTGTAGGCGATAAATCAATAGGGTCAGTTGTCCATACAAACCAAAATCCATCAGAGAATAATTGTTTTTCTCTTGTACCAAAACTTTTATCATTATTTTTATGTCGGCTTACAATACCATATGGTTCATAATAACCATTTGAAGAAGGAATAATCAAATCATCCTTAACTATAAAATCTGAATTATCTAAACTATTTATAGCACCTTTAATGAAATTTGCATAAGTATTAGCTCGTATTGTTCTAGTTCTACCTTCAATTTCATTCTTATAAATATTTAAGTCTACAAGGCTTAATAATTGCTTCTCTTGACCCTTCCCTGTATATTGCAGTATAAGTGCCACTTGGTCTTTATAAGTCAAATCTGAGCCAATATAAAGCGTTTTTCCATTAGTAACAGTTCTAACTCTATTGAACTGAAAAACATCCTCTGGAAGGTATGATATTGGATTTTCAAGACTAACTAATTTTGCAGCAAATTCTGCAGCTCTTGCAAGCCTATTTTTAGGATTAGTAATTTCATAATCTTCTCTTATTAAAGCATCTCCTTCTAATAAAGAAAGAATATTTTTGTTTATAATTCCAACAACTTTTCTTGAAAAACCATCTTGAAATTGCTGATTTAATGCACGATATAATGCTTCACCTCCAATAACACCAATTGGAGAATCATCAAGATTCCATCTACCAATAAAAATATCTGCAAGACTGTTACCTCTTTTTTCAAGATTTGAAAGAATTGTTCCAATGTAATCACCATAGGTTCCATCGTAACCTTGAACCCCTACAGCATCAAGAATTTCAGTCGGAATGTATTCTAAATTTGAATATTTGTTATAAACTGTCCTTGGAATATATATATCCTCACTAATTTCATCGATTTCAGGCATATCAATGACTGAAACATCGATTCTTTCAACTTCTGCTTCACTGTAAGTATCTTGAGGGAATACATTATAATCTTTTCTATCTCTTAATGCAATATCACCAACTTCAGATACAGATGGAGATTCTGTATTAACATCATCACTATAATCTTGTATAGCTGTTAATCCGTAATCATCTAAATAAGATGAAAAACCATTTTCAGTGACATCATCAGTTTCACTAAGATTTTTAGGTTTTATTCGAAATCTTTCATTTTCACCTATTAAAGATAATAATGTTGACATATATTCATTTTATTATAATTACTTTTTTAATTAAAAATTTTATAATTTACCGCTTTAATTGACTTATTTGGTTTTATTTACAGAATTTTTCAATAAATCTTTTACTGCTTCCATCACCATAGGTATTTCTTCAGCAGTCAAAGTTCTTGTACTTCCATCAGGCATCTGAACTGTTATTTCCCCTGTAAGTTTATGTTCAAAAACAGTTCCACCTAAATCTTTCATATACACACCTTTACTTGGATCTTCAGCAAGTTTACTTCTTAAATCTTGACTTTGCATATACGTCAATCCTGGAACATCTTTATACCCTTTTAAAATGGCTGTATCTTGTAACAGATCAACAGTTTCAAACCCCCATTTTTTCATATTTTCTTCAAAAGTTGGCATTTTCTCTTCATAAAAAGGATACAAAAACTTTTTTATTTCAAGAATTGCATAATCTACCAAATATGTAATCCCTCCTACGATATATTGACTGGCATTCCACATCAAATTTTTCAAAACGGTTATACTTTCCATAAAATATGGCAAAAGCATTTCGCCAAAACTTGTAGCAAGAACAACAGTCATTCCAGCTGGAGATGTTATTAATAAAAAAGTTGCAGCAACTTTACCTAAATTAGTTGCAGCACCCAATAAAGCCTCTCCAATATTTCCTCCAGAAAGTCCTTCAAGAATTGGTTTGAAATTATTATAGGCTCCTTCAGATAATTTTGAAAATGATTCTGCAAAAGGTTTTAATGTTGCAACCATATTATCAGCAGTCTTTTGAGCTGTACCAATTAAATTTTGATAAACTTCGCCTGCACTTGATAAAGCTGTAACCTTTAATTGTGCAATCAACTTATTTATAATTTCACCTAAGTCCATATTAGACTTAGTTATATCTTTAAAGGTATCTTTTTCATCTCCTTCAGGGGATATGGATAATTTAGCATTAATATCATCTTCAGTTAAATCTTGCACTTTCTTCTCTATACCATCAATTACAACAAGCCAATTACCAAAAGCATCCATTCCACTCACTGCACCTGCAACTTTTTTAGACATTGCTTCAAAATCTTCTGGAACCTTTCTCAAACTTAGGTCTAATTGTTTACCGACATTCATTTCTTTAAACATCGCCTTACTTCTTTTGGTAATATCCTCTATGCTTTCTCCATTGGTTTTTGCCCATTCCCTCATTTGCATCATCGCACCAGGACCAAATGTGATTTCACCGTTTTTACCAATGGTTGCCATTTCAGCTCCAGCTTTTGCCAGCATATCATTTATTGCTCCAGCATCTCCACTTGCTGACATGCTTATTAAATCAAATACATTTCCCATTTTAGCGATAGGTCCGCCCATTATCTGAAAATTCTGCGCCATTTCAACTGCACCTTCAACACCCCCATCTAAAATTTTATCAATCATGGTAAAGGCACCCTTCATATCATTATTTAAGCTTGCAGCCTTTAATGCCATTTGCTCAAATGCCTTGGTTCCTCCTTTGAAATAATACCTATCAACCTTATCTAAATTATCCTTAATAAGCTTTATAGCCTTCGAAGGTAAAACCCCATATTTATTAGATTCAAGTGTCAACTTTTTCATTCGAGCAGTTGTGGTTTCTATTGAAAGACCTAAATCTCTATAGGTGGCTAAAATTGCAATAGAATCTTCACCAAAAACTTTCGCCATTGAAGACATTTCAATTAGCTCTTGAGAAGATAATAATGTTACACGACCATAATCATCTAAAAATTTTTTGACATTTTTACCCAATGTTTCTGCTTCAACTCCAATATCTGCTAATCCAACATACGCCTCTTTAAATTCATGTTTAAGCGACTTCCCTAAATTACCTGCTACACCTAAACTTTCATTAACATTACTTATTTTTTCATAAACATCATTCCAATACCCTAGAGCTCCATATGGAGTAAAATCTTCTGCACCAATATTAATGTCTTTATCTATTACTTTTAATCTCGTTTCTATTTCCGAAAGTCCTTGTGAAATCATTTTCATTGCAACACCTTCAGGTCCATATAAAGTAGCTTCAGGACCATATTCCTTAAAACCTGTTTCCAATGCGTTCAGAAGCTGTCTTATTAATTCATCCATATTAATTATTTATTATAAATACAATGGGAGGCTTTTTTTTAAAAAGCCCCCCAAACATTATTATTTTTTATTTTTCTTCAATTCCTTTTCCATTTCTTCTTGAATTGAAATTAATTCTTCATAATAAAACTTTTTTTCCCACAATGGCATTCTCATAACATCACCCCAAGAAAATTTACCTTTATGCACAAGATATAATCTTTGCAAAAGATAATATTTTGTAACTTCAGGGTTATAGATCGGGGAAAAAGAATTCTGGAGTGAAAGGCATAGGGGTACGAAAGCTTCCCCCACTCGGAGTGGGCACCTCAATATTTAAATCTAAAACAGGCATACAATCATCCATAAATTTAGTAAGCTTTCTACTATCTGGAATTTTCATATTTCTAATGAAATTTCTTTTTTCAAAAACATCAGTTATACCTTCAATAGAAATAATTTGCTGTTCTAATCTTATAATTCTATTAAAAGAATCATTACTGTTTTTAATTTCTTGCTCTTTTTTATTTTTATTTTTTATGATTGCTTCATCTTCACCTGTTAAAAGTCTGAATTTAACAATTCGTTCAGATTTAGGCAATTTGAATTCAAACAATCCATCTTGACCAGGCAACACTGAAGATTCTTTTATTTTTAAGGTCATTAGATCAACATCATACTCAAAAGGAAGATTTGTCTTAGGATCCACTACTTTTATTTTATACATCCTTTCCATAGTGGTTCTAAGATATATAAAAATAGCCATTCTATCTCCAGTTGTAAATTTTTCAATAGGATAGGGAGTTTTTACCTTTTTCTTCAAAAGAACATCAATCATATCACCAGATTCAAGTAAAGTTGTATTCAAAAGAATATTTTCATCTTCTGTAACCAAATCATATACTTGTACAGATGTCAAACGATCACCATTTTCATTTATCGGAGGATAAAAAATTCCTTTTGAGGGTAAATGAAAAGTTTCCGACAATGGTTCATAAGAATTTTGACCTGGTTGCTGCATCATAACATTTTTTTCAATTTCCATAATTTTATTTATAATATATAGTAAGTAATATAAAAAATAAAAAAGGGGATGAAATTTTTAAATTCCATCCCCAATAAAAATATTTTATAAAATTAACCAAATAAGTGAACGCAATATTGTGGTTGTATTGTGAATGTCAATGTCCTTACATCTCCTTGAGAATAATCAAAATCTCCAAATTTTACACTATCTACAACAATACAATTTTTTAACAACCATTCTTCAGTGGCAACACCAGTAGGATCTAATGATTGAAGAATAATATCTTTAGCTTGACCAACATTATATCCCATACGACCTGTAACAGATTCTGCATGAAGTCGAACCCATTCCATCAAAGCTTCAGATTGAGAAGGCGCAATAAAATCTCTAACTGTAATTTCCATTGCTTCCCATTCATAACTTGATACAAAATAGGTTTTGGTATTTATGAAAGACATATCTTTCTTATCTAATTTTATAGAAGGAGAAGCAACTTTAGCAAGAGCCCAAGTTTGGATTCCAATATCATCAGGAAACAACAATACCCACCTATTCTGTGTTTTCGGTTCGTATTTTAAAGGAGCATTTAATAATAGATTAGCCATAGTATTT